GCTTGGAAGCATCCTGCCTTCAGGTATTCTCATTACGTACCTCGTCAATTGCATTATTAACGAAATGATGCATAGGATGGCGTGGGTAGCAATTTTCCGCCGCGTCAAGCCGATCTTCGTAGAAATGCGGTTTTACAAAACCTTTACGAGACCAGGTCGAGGCGGTGATGACACTTTTACTACCGTTGACCTTCGAATTCTCGAATTTTACAACGGCAAGACAGTCGGAGACTATCTTAGAGCCCACGGAATGCATGTTACTTCGGCTACTAAGTCTGAAGTCATTCCCGAGTCCTCCAACTACTGCGAGCTTAGTTTCTTGAAAAACACCACCCGCTACGAACGTGGAGTGTTTCTTCCGATTACAGAGCTGCAGTCCCTGCACGAGTCAACTTACTGGGTGCGATTGTCAACGCATAATAATGACATGCTTAAGGCCACACAAGATAATGCGATTTGTTCGATGAGGCCTCTTTTCTTTCACGGAGAGGAGGTTTTCAATGATTTTCGCAGTAAGGCTTTGAGTAAGGTACCCCAACTTGTCCTTCCCTCTTACAAAGATTTATCCATCATCTGGAATTCGTACCATCGATTTCCAGGCTCACATTCTGACTTCGCTTCGCGCGAACTTCAAGAGGACCCTTTTACCCAAGCTAGCAATCTTATACCTATTGCAGCAGATGAAGGGCGACCACCAATCATGTCCACAAAATTACAATTTATCGACACACACACACAATCAGGCCTTAACATGACAGCTTTGGACAAAGAACAACTAGGTTCAGTTGCCATACAAAGTGCCCCGACGCCAGACGAATCAATTGCCGTTGTCTCAGATGAGATTATCGACAACAAAGACTCTGGTACGACTTCCAAAACATCAAAGGAACTCGTGGGAACGTCCGTTCAGGATGCTCCGGGCACCAAGACGAAACCGGTTAAAACCGGAGATCAGGTCATACAGTCCAAGAACCACCGCGCTGGTGTGTATCTCAATGACATAAACTGGGACCTTGAGCGTTTGCTTTCCAAGTTTACGTTTGTTGCCTCTGTTCCCTGGACTACC